TTGATAGGTAAATGGTGACATACTCATGCCAACCGTGTTGACCGCCCTGAATGTAATGTTGGACGGTTTAACGTGTGTTGGTGATGCTAAAGGATATGTGATAGCCATTAGAACGCATTGGCAAAACTGCCACCCCTTCTTCGAGCATCCAAGACAGCCGCCTTACTAGCTTCGGCAATCTGTGGAAGCAGTGTTTGTATTTCATTCCTGACAGTCTGTTGAACGCCAGTAGTCACGTTGATAGTTTGGTTGACAGTCACACCACCGCCACCCATGTTTTTATTTGGGATAACCGTGCCGGATCGATTAGGTATGAACATTTCCGGCCCTCGTTCACCAACAATATAAGGTTTATTGCCAGAAACCGGACCTCCGTTTGCACGAAAAAAACCACCGGCTAATCTCATAATACCGCCAACTATTCCGGTTCCTGTTCCGGCTACCGCATCGAATGACCCGACAATCCGTTGGACAACTAGCACCCGATAAAGTTGCGCTATGATGTCGATGGCCATCTGTCGGAAAGCATCTTTGACTGACTTTGTGCCGTCCACCATAGACATAAAACCGGCCTCGAATGATGACTTCATGCTGTCGGCAAATCCTTGTGTTCGCTCTTGCAGTTTTTTCAATGCTTCTTCTGCCGCTTCTGTGCTTTTTGTAAAGAAGTCTCTTATATCAATTTTAGTGACATCAGCCATTGATTTTCTGACAAGATCAAAAACGTGGCCTTGATCCTCCATTTTTTTATTGAGTTCACCGGCATCATGAAACAACATTTGAGACTGCAATCTAAATGCTTCCGCTTGAGTGGTAGCCATTTTCAATTCATCACCGATTTTGACCATAAAAGTGCCACCCTCGAATGGCTCCTCTCCCATGCTTGCCAAATCTTTTATGTCTTGAAAAAATGCTTGTGTTGCTTTGCCTAAAGCCATTAATCTGAGTTTTGCGCTTTCAACTCGATCATTCACCCTTTGTAAAACTGCCGCAACGATTGCGGCTAGAAACTGAAAGCCCCTTATCAATCCGTTTACAACACTTAACCCTGCCTCTTTGAATGCTGTGAATACTTTCTTAACAGTTTCAAAAAGAGGTGCTAAAGGCTCCATAGAACTTCGGATTGCTGCACCAAACTTCTTAAATTCAAAGCTAGTCTTTTCTGTATTGTCACGCATCATGAACAATGCACCACCAACAGCAATTAATGCACCGACAATCATACCTTTAGGGCCGAAAACAGATGCTAATTGTGGACCTTGCATTGTCATAATCCGCAATGCGCTAGTTCCCATTGACGCTTGAACCGCAATATCTTGAAACTGTAGCGATGCCATACCAAGGTTTCTAGTTAAGTTGCCTTGTGACCTGGCTACCATCCTTCCGGCTGCCGCATGAGTTCTCATGGATGCCGTTGCTGTTTGCATCGATTTGCTTACATTGCCAAGTTGCGCTTGGACTTTCTTCATTTCAGGAACGGCATTCCCGACAGCGTTCATTTCAAACGTGAGTTTTTCAACTGCCATCTTTTTCTTCTCGCTCCTGTTTTATATTAAAGTACGCGATCCACTCATTGTATTCCGAAACGCTTATTTGCTCTACTTCTTCAATCGTCTTGTGTAATAACTCAGCTAATGAAACTAAATTATAACGGAATGGATCGCTCCTTAATTTTTTTCCTGTTCCTCTACCGATACGCTTTCAAATATAGCACCGAAAACCTTTGCAATAACATTTAATGGCTCACCCATTAATATAAATTTATCGCCAACATCGAAAGCCTTTTCTCCGTCTTTGTTGAGTGCTTTCAGGATGATCATATCAACCATCGCATCCATAGTTGGATTATTAATGAAGTCTTTATGCTTCTTTTGTATTTTGGACATATCCCTTGCAGCGACATCAGTGAAGAACAGAGTTAGAGGTTTATCCTCTTCACCCCATTCTTCAACTTCGAAAGAACCAAGTTCCTTTTCTGCCCTTTTTGCCGCTATCTTTTCAGCTATTGACATCTGATTAGACCGTTCCGATTGTTAATGCGCCTGTCAACTGCAACTCGCTATTCAGTGTCGCAATACCGTCTAAAGTTGCTCCACGCTCAACAGAAGTCACGAGAAAAGTGCCTGTATATTTTGTATCGCCACTGTCTGTACCTTCAACGTAAAATTCGCAATCAACGCTATCGCCTTGAAGTAAATCCTGTTGAACCGCGTTATCTGGGTCTAAGTAAAGTGACATTGATGCCGTGCCTGTTGATAAACCCTTTTGGAATGTTCGACTTGTGTCACCCATGCTTGTGGTTTCAACTGCATCTGTAGTCATGGTGACTGTCCAATTTAACAATTCA